TCCAGACAGCCCTGCAGCGCCCAAGCGAGGATCCCATCCCGCTCGGCGAGAAGACGGTCAGGCAGGCGTTTGTCGCGCTTGGCGGCGGGGATGGTGACGGTGAACGGCACCATGTGAAGCCGCCGCTTCATCGCCTCGTCCACATTGCGAATGGTGGGCTTGTGGTTGCCCACGATCAGCAGCTTGAACTGCGGTATGAACTCAAAGAAATCCTGGCGCATGAAGCGGGCCGTGATCTTGTCCCCGCCCGTCAGGGCCTTGAGTTTGCTTTCGGCCCAGCGACTGCCCTGCTCAGTCTCGATCGAGGTCACGACCCTCGCGCCCCGTAGCCCCGCCATATCGGTCGGATGGCGATCCCCGTGGCTCGCCATGAACATGTCCATGGGCGCGACCGTGGCGTAATCACCGAGGATTTCCGTCAGCGTGTTGGCAAAGACAGATTTGCCGTTGGCCCCCGTCCCGTAGAGAAAGAAAAGCGCGTGCTCGCTGGTAACGCCGGTCAGGCAATAGCCGGCCATGCGCTGTAGGTAGGATTGTAGCTCGGCGTCGCCCCCTGTTACGGTTTCGAGGAAACTGAGCCAGGTTGGGCAATTGCCTTTGGGCGCCGCAGCCGCGATTTTCGTCATGCACAGCGACTGATCATGGGGCTGGGATTGCCCGCTGCGCAGATCCAGCACTCCGGCTGTCGTGTTAAAGAGCCAGGGGTCACGATCCCACACATCTGTCGTCGTCGCATGGCGGCGGTCGCTGCGGGCGAGACGCTCAACAGCGGCAACGGTTGAGGCCGCCGAGAGCTTTGTTCGGACCTTTGAGGATGGCGAGCGCACTGCGGCGGCCCGACAAACCTGGCGCGCCAAATCAAAGGCCTGTAGCGTGTCCTCGCGCCTCCAAATGCGCCCGGTCCAGGTCAGCCATTGGCCCCAGCCAGCCACATAGCGCCAGGCATCAGAATGATGATCCGCGAAAGTTGACGCGAGAGCATCCTCTGAGAACCGCACGGGGCTTGGGCCGGCATTACCAGAGCCATCGCCACTACCGTAACCAGGCTCAGGCTCTAGGCCCTCTTCATCGGGGATTTCCCCATTGCGAGCTTGATCAAGGCGCCATAACCGCTCTGCTTCTTGCCGGAGGCGGGCATCTGGCCAAGGTGGGTCAATGCGCGCGTCGTTATACGCGACGATCTCCGCCCAAGCATCGGCCGGCGTAACATGCCCTTCCCGGCTGCGCCGGATCCAATACCCAATGACGCGTGACAGCGCATCGAAGCGGGTCGTCCCATCAACGCCGCCTTCGCGGACCGGCTTGGCAAATAGTTCCGGAACGCTGCCCCGCTCAGAAGGCGCGGCGTTAAAATCCAACGCCTCTGCAGCAAGGCCCTCCATCGGCGGCATCGCAAATATGGCTTCCGCCAGTTCACCAAGGTCAAAATCAACGGGGCGATAATCGAGGATAGAGACCAGCCGTTTCACACCCGACTTGGCATGAACGGAGCCCGCCACCCGAATGGGCTGGTGGGCGGATTTGAATGACGGATCGCCACCCACTTTGGCGGCAATCATCTGGCGCGCCCGGCAGACGCGGGCAATGTCTTCGCCTTCGGCAGGCTCCGTGAGCCGCCAATAGAGATGGAGCTTATCCTGTCCCTCGGGCGTGACGCCGCCCGATGCCACTTCGAGGGTTGGCGTGCCGAGGTGCTGGATCAGATGGCTGCGCTTGGCAGCGATATCGCCCTGATCGATATCGACCAAGACAACCTGCATCTGTGCGATATGCTCGGAGCGTGCGGCGCCCGCCTCATGGACCGTGCCCGGCACGACAAAGAGCGCCATGCCCGTTTGAGCGGCCCAGTCCGCCTGATGGGCGAGTTTGATGCCGAGATCCCCATCCACTGGCAGGAATGGCGTATGCGGCGGGGCATCTGGTGCGCCCTTCTCGGCAAGCGCCCGCACAGGTGCGAAGAACTCACAATAGCCGAACACCACCTCAGCATAGAGGGCGATCGTATTCGCATCGGGGGCAACAGGATCGGCCGCATCGGATGTTTTCAGATAATCGGTCATGCCCAACACCTCGCGGCGTAGGAGCAAAACCGGCATTCAAAATGCTCTGGGTCTGTCGTGTGGCGGGGCAGAGTTTCGCCGGCATCGCAGGCGCGCAGGATCTGGACAGCCTTATCACTGGCGGCCTGTGCTAGCGCCCCGTCAAAGGGAACAAGCTCGTGCCAGATTTCACAGGTGTCTTTGTTGATCGCCGTGAAGAGCGCCGGCGTCTCTGTCAGCCCGAGATAGGCCTGATAAAGCGCGATCTGTGCTGCATAGATAGGCTTGGCCTTGACCACCCCATGCTTTTCGATGCCGCGCCAGTTTTTGGCATTGGCTGATTTGCATTCCCAAAGCGCAGGCACCGCCATGCCGTTTGGCGCGGCAACAACCACCCCGTCGGCGTGCCCTTTGACCCGGCCGCCGGCGACAGAAAATCCAAACTGATCGCCATGCCGGTTGCGCGTGCGCAGATCGAAACCTGCCTTGCGCAGCCACTCGATCGCGAGGTCTTCCAAAACATGCCCAAGAGCAAAAATCCGCAGCGACTGGCCTGAGAACCCGCCGCCTTCATCCTTGGGGGTCTTGAGGTACTCGTACTGCAAGCGCCGAGCGCAGGCATCTCCCAAGCGGCTGCCGCCAAGATAATCGCGGGTTGGCCGCGCGTCGTTCTCAGTGACAAGCGCGCGGTCTATGAGCGCGTTGACGCTCTCGGCAAAGCTCGGGGGCTTTTCGCGGTGATTGAAGTCCAAAAGGGCGTCGGTCAAAACGGCACCTCCGAACTCTCATGGGTGGCCGAGGCCCGCATGCTTTCCTGAAACCCATCGACGGCAGCCTCGGCGAGACTTTTCGCCTGTGCAGCCGTGAGGTCCTTGAAGGACACGGTCCAGCCGATCTCACCCATGAGCAGGCCCATGGATTTCATGGCATGGGCCAGCGCCGCGCGCTCGCGATCATCGGGATCAATCATTCCGGCCCTCCTCACATCGAAAGGCCAGGTGCCGCCATTGGGGCGGTTTCGGGGTCGTCTTTTGCATGGTGAAGGTCTCCAGGGGGACCCTCTTCACTTACCGACGAGGTCTACAAAATGTCGGACAGAACATATAGCGAACATCGATATCTAGCAGACGTTGCCAAATGACGGTAAATGATGCTGAATGACACCATATGTTGTTAATTAGTGTCTTTAAAAACAACATATAGACATTTTGTGCGGCTGACTTAGAATTCACTCAAAGCTCGCACAGGCCCCGATTCGTCCGAGCACACCACCCCCTGGAGAAGGAATTCGCCCATGCCCGCGTTCAACCCTCGTGTGTTCACGAACCCCGGTCGACTGAAGGAAATCCACCCCGATCACTTGATCAGCTTCCTGTCCCAATGGGACAGCTATTTTGCCGAGCGCGGGTTAGATTTGAGCGCCATCGATCGGGCAGAAATGCCCTATGACGAGATCGCCGCCATCTTGATGAACCCAGGCACGGGCGTCTCAGATAACATGGTGAACGCGCTCTATTACGTCCATGAAACAGCCCGCAAAGAGCCGATGGATGAGCTGATCGACCGCGCTGAAGCGGCCGGGCTCGAAATCGAACATGACGACAAAAGCACGCCTGCGGACGTGGCCGTCCAAATCTGGCTGGCGCAGCCCGATCTGCTTGAGCGCCAGCATGCCGAAACCGTCGCTTTCAACCGGTCCAACTTCACATATTTTGCGGGCAAATCGAACAACCCAGCAGGATTTGAGGGCCAAATTGTCATCTCCGAGGCGCAGTGCCGCGAGATGGAAGCCATGATGGACCCATGGTTTGAAAGCAAACGCCGCGGTCGTGGATCGCGGGTATTTGTTTTCCCCCAAGAGAACCGCATCTGGATCCTGGTGCGCCATGGCCAGCCTATGCGGCGGGAGGGGGAGCACAAGGAAGATGGCAAGGATGGAATTGCCTTCTATCGTCCGCAAAAGGACGATGTGCTGATCTATGATGCCGAGATCGACGAGATTGGCGTCAATGCGGAGACGAAGGGCGAGCGAGAGCTTTATCTCAGAACGCTCGGCATGGTTCTTTTCGGAGAAGATGCGCATTTTGAACGGGCTGAACGCTACAATCTGCAGCCCCTGATCGATAATGGCCCCGCCGCCCTCGTCTGCGCGGACATCCCTGGCCTTTCGCGGGTCCGTTTTGTGGAGTTTGGCCGCATGTGGGATGGCACCTGTCCCGAATATGAAACTCGCCGCTCGGATGATCTTTTCGAGACCTATGGGGGCGACTGGGCGGCCCGGCTAAGCCTTGGTCGGCTGACATATGCCAAGTTCAAGGTGGCATTCGATGGCGACAAGAAAGAACGCTCGGTGATGATCCGTCCCGTCAACGTTGCCCGTTACGAGCGCGATGCCGACACGAGCCTGGTGGAAGCTTGGCTCAAGGCCCGCGGCTTCTGGAAACTGCAAACTGAGGCCGATAGCGATGATGATTTCGAAGTTCTGGAAAGCGCTTGATGAGTTGACCGACGGCGGATCATCGCATTGGGGCTGGCAGCAGCGCCTCAGCGACGAGTGGCAAGCGGTGGCGCCATTTTTGCCCGCAACAGGTAAAATGGCAGCCTCGCTCCCATGCCCGAACCCCGGGGGCGCGGGCTGTCCACGTCAAGTCATCATTCATGGCGACGGAACCGCCAGCGCCATTTGTGGCGATAACCCCAAAGCATGCCAATCGCTCGAAGTGACACGAGACGCGTTACGCATCCATGCCCTGAATCGGCGCAGCTTTGCGGAAGCCTTGGTCAAGGCCATGGAACTGCAACCACCGATCCGCAATCCTGCGCAGTCCTTTATCCAGCGATTGGGCACGCGCGAGCGGGCAGCTGGATTGGGGGTGCCCGTTTTTTTATGCATTCCCGGCGCCACCCCCAAAGTCACGCCACAAGATCTCGATGAAATTCTGGAAACGCCCACCCCGGTCGTGTTGCTCTGTCCAACGGTGGCCTCACTCCCGAGCACTGTCGCCGAACCGCTTCGGCGCCATGGCGTAACCATCATGCCCTTGGACACAAATCTCCTCGCACGTGGGCCTGGCAAATTTGCCCTCACCCCACAGGGCGATACCATCATGCAAGACCTGCTTGGGCAGTTGGGTGATATGGCCGCGCAAGCAAAAGGCCCTCAGCGCGCTTGGGAGCTGCCGCCTGGGACAACTTGGGAAGACATGACCATCCGGTTCACGGCCGCCGCCTGGATCAATGTCACCGTCAAAGGTGTCACCCGCGCCTTCGAACCAGATGCCTTCGATCTGCGAAACACCAAGAAGCAGGAAACCACCGTCAAGGAAGCCTGGAAATTCTTCCTGGCACTTGCCGTTGGCAACGGGCGACACGTTGCTCGCCTTGCAGATTCCCAAGGAACGCCGCTTTTGCAGAAAAACAAGCAGGCCCTGTCAAAGGCATTGATCGCGGCCTTCGGGCTTGAGGGGGACCCCATCAAGGTCGTGAAGGGTGAATACGTCACCAAGTTCGTCCTGAGCGCAGATGATCTGCGCCAAGGGCGCCAGGGACAGACCTTAACGAAATTTCGCTGAGCCCCGACGAAAAAATCTCAAAATATTTCTCCATGGCAAGCCGCTGAAATCACAATGATTTCGGCGGCTTCTTTCTTTTGCGCGCTGCCATTCCAGGCCTTCAGACGAAATTTCGCCGGAGCCGGGTATTCGGGCCCTCGAGCCCGTCCACCTGGACGAAGGCGAATACCATGGAGCATCTCAACGCACTGATTGACCCCGCATCGCGCATCAATCGCAACATCAACATCCGCGCTGCGCGTCTGGCGCATTCGGGCGCCGCCCCCGGCCTTGATGCCGAAGACATCGCGCAAGAACTCAGAGAAGAGGTTCTGCGGCGCGCAGCACAGTTCGACCCCGAGCGCGCCTGCTTCGACACCTTTGTCGATCGCATTGTCAAAAACCGGATCGCTGATCTCGCACGCCAAAGCCAAGCCGCAAGAGCCAGCCGCAAGACGCAGTCCTTTGACACACCGATCTTGGGCAAAAATGGCGAGGAAGGACTGACACTCGCCGACACCTTGCATGAGGCCTCTCCTACCCACGGTGTCGATGATTTTGCCGCTACGCATGGCGCGGGCCTCAAGAGCGATGTCGCCACCTTTCTGGCATCGCTCTGCCCTACCTCTAGGCGCATTGCCATTGCCGTGAGCCAAGGCTCGGTTGCGGAGGCCGCCCGGGCCTTGGGCCTGCATCGCAGCACGATTTACGAGCGTCTCGGCGCCATTCGCAATGCGGCCATAGCCATGGGGCTCGACGGCTATTTCGAGGCCGCGCCCCGACAGTTTGCGCCCCCCGTCGGTAAGTAGGGCCAAGCGAAATTCACAAACATGCCGGGCCTTCGGGGGAATGCAAAACCCTTGGGGAAACACCTCGACCGCAAGCTCCAGGGCGGCGTCGGGCCCGGCAGTTGTCACCCTGATGACGACCCCTGGGCATGACGAAACAGGAGCTGGATGATGTTCACATCGCCTCTGAAAAAACTGCGCCAGTCCAACTGGCTGAGCGCGCTGCCGGACACGATTGCCGTCCCCGCCACGGGCGACAGGCTTGCCCGCAATCTCCCCGTGGAGCGCGCCACCCTTGATCAAATCGCTTTCGCGCTTCTGCCCTTGGAGCAGCAACGCCGCGAGATTGGCCAAAAAATCATGGCGCTTGAAGAGATCATTACCTTGGCCCGCAAACAAGGAGCCCTCGGTGCTGACATCGCAGTGACGGCTGCCGCCAAAGAATTGGAGGCCCGCAAATGAGCACGCCGACCACCCCTTCCTCATTCCGGATCATCACCGCCGATGAGCGGCTCAAAGAAGCCCGTGGCATCAAGGGCGTGCTCACAGGGATTTCCGGGATTGGCAAAACCAGCCAGCTATGGACCCTCGATGCGGACCGCACGCTCTTCGTAAACCTCGAGGCCGGCGAACTCGCCGTCCAAGGCTGGCCCGGCGACGAAGTCCGCGTCCGCGATTGGGAGCGCGCCCGCGATCTCGCAGCCTGGATTGGCGGTCCCAACCCGGCCATGCGGGATGATCAGGCCTATAGCCAGAAGGACTATGAAAGGGTCTGCCGCCTCTTTGGTGACCCGAGCCTGCTGGATAAATACGACACGATTTTCGTGGACTCGATTTCGGTCGCCTCCCGCATCTGCATGCAGTGGTGCAAGGGCCAACCGCAGGTACAGTCCGATCGCAACGGCAAGCTCGATCTGCGTGGCGCCTATGGGCTGCTTGGGCAGGAAATGATCGGCTGGCTGACCCACCTCCAGCATACGCCGCGCAAAAACATCTGGCTTGTCGGACTTCTCGACAAGAAGGTCGATGATTTCGGCAAGACGTATTTTGCGTTGCAAGTCGAGGGTACCAAGACAGGCCTCGAACTGCCGGGGATCGTCGATGAGGTCATTACCCTCACCGAGATCCAGCCCACAGAGGGCAAAGCGTATCGAGCCTTCGTCTGCACCACGATCAATCCTTACGGCTATCCGGCAAAAGATCGCAGTGGGCGGCTGGGGACGATTGAGGAGCCCCATCTCGGGCGTTTGATGACGAAGATCCGCAGCGGTCAGCCCACGAGCAGCGCACGCGCTTTGACCTTCGACATGCCGTCCGAGGCCGACGCCATCCCCACCCCAACACAGACGCAAGGAGCATAAGCCATGGCAAGCGATATGGATTTCAATGGCGCTGACGCCCAGGATGCCGCCTACGACCTCATCCCGGCCAACACGCTGGTCAAAGTCACCATGATCATCCGCCCCGGTGGCGCGGGTCCCGAAGGCTGGTTGACCCAGAGCCAGGCAAGCGCCGCGCAATATCTCAACACTGAGGCTATTGTGATGGAAGGCCCCTTTGCGCGTCGCCGCATTTACACGCGCATCGGCTTCCGCGGCAAAGGCGTAGATGCCAGCGGCGTCGATAAATACGCCAACCGGGGCCGCGCTCTGATCCGTGGCATTCTCGAGTCCGCCCGGGGCATCAAGGCCAATGACCAGTCCGAGGCGGCGCGCGCAGCTCGCTTGATCCGCACCCTTGGCGATCTCAACAGCCTCGATTTTGTGGCCAAGATCGGCATCGACAAAAACCGCGATGAACCTGATGAACCTGGGCGCAATGTCATCAAGGCCGCTGTGGGGCCAGAGCATCGCCAATATGCCGAGATCATGGGGGGGCAGCCGGCACCGATCTATTCGCCCTCGGCTGCGCCACAGGGTTATAGCGGTGGCTTGGTTCAAGACCCTTATGCGGGATCTGATACCGCCTCTGACGGCGGCGCACCCTTCTGGGCTCGTTGAGGGATGCACGCATGATCCCTCGTGATTATCAAAGGGCGGCGGTTGACGCCGCCCACGACCGCACCGCCGCGCATGGCAACACGATGTTGGTGCTACCGACCGGCGCAGGAAAGACGGCCATCGCAGGTTTTTTTGTTGGCGAGGAAGCAGAGCGTCAACGCGACGCGAAGGTGCTGGTCCTGCAACACACCGATGAACTCATCGAGCAAAACCGCGCCGCCATTTCCCGCATTTCGGGCCTGCCATCCTCTGTCGTCAAAGCCGAGCGGGATGACTGGGGCGGACAGCTTGTGTTCGGCAGCGTGCAGACGCTGGCGCGGGCCAATCGCCGTGACGGGATGCCCGCCGTCTCGCATCTCATCATCGATGAATGCCACCGCGCTGCCGCAACCAGCTATCAGTCCGTCATCGAGCATGTTCGCGCCTTGAACCCAGAGGCGAAGCTCTTGGGTCTTTCCGCCACGCCCGGGCGTGGTGACGGGCGCAGCCTGCGCCGCGCCTTCAGCAATGTCGGCTACCATCTCCGGATTGGAACGCTGATCGCCCGCGGCCTTCTGGTTCCGCCGCGTACCTTCACGATCGATCTCGGCGTCGATGATGAACTGGCAGGCCTTGCCAGCACCGCAGGTGATTATGACATGCGCCAGGCGGATAAGGTCTTGAACCGCTCCGTGCTGAATGAGGCTGTGGTCGAGCATTGGAAGGATAAGGCCTCCGATCGTCGGACGATCTTCTTCTGCGCTACTGTCGCCCATGCGGAAGCTGTGGCCGACGCCTTTATGGCGGAGGGGATTTCAGCTGCTGTCATCTCGGGCGAGATGGCCAGTTCTGAGCGCAGCGATCTCATCACCCGCTTCGACCGGGGTGAGATCCAGGTTCTGACCAATTGCATGGTCCTGACCGAAGGCTTTGACAGCCAACCCATCGGCTGCATCGGGATTTTGCGCCCCATGCTACACAAGGGGACGTTCATTCAAGCCGTTGGCCGTGGGCTCCGCCGTGTCGATCCTGAACGCTACCCCGGCATCATCAAGACCGATTGTATTGTGCTGGATTTTGCCGGTGCAGCGCTCCGCCACGGGTCCCTGGAACAGGACATCTCTCTCGACGAGGACGACGCCCCAGCAGGCGCACAGCCCTGGAAAACCTGTCCCTCTTGCGAGGCGGAACTGCCCCTTGGCGCCTCCGTCTGCGATTTCTGCGGCCATGAGTTCACCCGGGCGGCAGGAGCGACGCAGGTTCTAACCTCGTTCGAGATGACAGAAATTGCCCTGCTGGACAGGTCGCCGTTTTCCTGGATCGATCTGCACGGCGACGGGCAGGCCCTTATCGCCAGCGGCTTTGAGGGATGGGCGGGCGTATTCCACGATGGGACGCTTTGGCACGCGCTGGGGCGGCCCAAACACCGCCAAATTCGATCATTGGCTGTGGGAACCCGTATTCAGGCTCTCGCGGCAGCGGATGACTTTCTCCGCGAAACCGAGACCAGCAGTGCGGCCGCCAAAAGCAAACGCTGGATCAATGACCCTGCCAGCCTGCGTCAGGTCGAGCTTCTGCACAAAACCGGGCTAACCGCCAGCGGGCTCGACTTTGGTCTCTCGAAATACGCCGCCAATTGCCATCTCAACTTCCGCTGGAACCAGGCCGCGATCAAGGCGGCGGTCATGCAAGACCTGCCTCGGAGTGCAGCATGAACCGACCAAACCCGCTTCACCCAGATAGCATGACGGCGCACGAACGTCGCGCCGAACTCTATGGCCTGTTGGCCACAGCCGTGGTGCGCCTCGCGGGCCGCAATTGCGACCATCTATCCGAGAATACTGGAGACGGCTCGCTACACTTCCCGCGCAAACAGAGCGGTACTGCAACTCCAACTCAGAGGAGATCTGCATGACCACACATGAACCCATCTTGGCGCGCTTGGCTGCCTTGAAAGCCATGTCTGTCAATGAACTAAAGACCGAATGGCAGGCACTGTTTGATGCGCCCGCCCCGAACAACAGCCGCACGTTCCTAGAAGGCCGTTTGGCCTATCGGATCCAGGAACTGATCTATGGCGGCCCGGACAAGCAAACCCGCCGGTTGCTGGACCTGCTGGCCGACGAAGTAGAAGGCACACTGAAGCGTAAGGCCCAGATTGCCGATCCCCGTAACCCCGTCGTGGGCACCAAGCTCATCCGCGAATGGGATGGCATCGCCCACACCGTGACCGTGCTGAAAGAGGGCTTTGAATGGGGTGGCCAGCGCTACAAGTCGCTCTCGGCTGTTGCACGCGCCATCACTGGTACCCGCTGGAACGGATACCGGTTCTTTGGCCTGCGTGAACGGAAACGGGAGGAGGCATGATGCAGATGGAAACCCGCCCCGCGCGACGCCTGCGCTGCGCCATCTACACCCGCAAATCGAGCGAGGAAGG